TATGGTGCTCAAAATCTTTCTTCATTACAACGTGTGCTTGAAGGCAAACCATTCATGTTGAAAAAGAAAGGCGAATTGATTTCTCCTGCGCCTGGTTTTACCGTATTCGCTACTGCCAATACAAAAGGTAAAGGTTCTGATGATGGTCGTTATATGTTTACTAATGTATTGAATGAGGCTTTCCTTGAAAGATTCCGCACTACAATGGAACAAGAATTTCCTCCTGTTAAAACAGAACGCAAAATCATTGAAAAAGAATTGACCTCAGTTGGTCGTGCCGATGATGAGTTTGCTGAAAAACTTGTTACATGGGCAGATGTTATTCGTAAAACATTCGCAGATGGTGGTTGTGACGAAGTGATTTCTACTCGCCGTTTAGTCCACATTGTTGAAACATTCGGTATCTTTGGTGATAAGATGAAGGCAATCGGCCTTTGTTTGAACCGTTTTGATGATGATACTAAGGCATCATTCCTTGACTTGTATACCAAAGTTGATGCAGGTGCAAATACCGAAACAATTCTTGCCTCTACAATGGCACCAGAAGAAGTTCCAGAAATTGATTCTGAAGAAGATGTTCCCTTTTAATTAAGGTAAATGTTTATTAATTACCTGAGAAATGCTTGCTATCTCTCAGGTATTATGTTATACTTACACATGATTTGAGAGATTGAGTCGCCTCTCAGATATTTTTTTAATGCGATTCGTTTTATTATGGAGTCTATATGACAACAAAATCAAAAGTCCTTGCCTATCTTTCCAAAGATAGTGCATACAACACATTAACCGCTGCTAAAATGCAGTCAGTTTTTGGTGTTGCAAACCCATCCGCAACTATCAATGAGTTGCGTAAAGAAGGAAATGCAATTTACTTGAACACTCGCATCAATGCGAATGGTGAAAAAGTTGCTTTCTATCGCCTTGGCAAACCAACTAAACGTATGGTTGCTGAAGGTATTGCATCAATTCGTGCTCAAGGCGAAAGTGCTTTTGCCTAATATTTCTTAGGAAAACTCAAGAGGAGAAGATATATATTATATCCTCTCCTTTTTTTATTTTATGGGTACATTATGGAAATACAAGTTAAGTTAGAAGAATTAAAGCAACATAAATTATTCGTTGCTACTCCAATGTATGGTGGCATGAACCACGGTCTTTACATGAAATCATGTTTAGATTTACAAACAACAATGATGCGATATGGTATTGAAATTAAATTTTCATTTCTATTCAATGAATCATTGATTACAAGGGCTCGCAATTATCTGGTTGACGAATTCTTACGCACAGAATACACACACTTATTGTTTATTGACTCTGATATTAACTTCAATGCACAAGACGTAATTGCCTTGTTAGCACTTGATAAAGATGTTATTGGTGGTCCTTATCCAAAGAAATCAATGAACTGGAGTAATATTGCACATGCAGCCAGAAATCATCCAGACTTAGAAGCTAAGAAACTTGAATCACTTGTCGGTGAATATGTTTTCAATGTCGTAAAAGGTACACAACAATTTCAAGTAACAGAACCTCTTGAGGTTATGGAAATTGGTACAGGTTACATGATGGTGAAACGTGATGTATTCGATAAAATGAAAGTAGAATATCCAACTATCAAGTACAAACCAGACCATGTTGGACAAGCTAACTTTGATGGTTCAAGATATATTCATGCATACTTTGATACAGTAATTGACACCAAAGAATCTATTGTTGGTGGTGGTTCTGACCGCTATCTATCAGAAGATTATATGTTCTGTCAAATGTGGCGCAAAATGGGTGGACAGATTTATTTGTGTCCTTGGATGAAGACACAACACATTGGCAGTTATGCCTTTACAGGTGATATGCCTTCTGTTGCACAGTACACAGGAAAACTATAATGAACGATGATGTTGTTAAAGATTCACAAACTGCAACAACAGGTGGTCGTAAATTTGATGGTAACAAACTAGAATATGGTTTGTTACCACCTCTCGCACTTGAATCAACTGTTGATGTATTAACATTTGGTGCTCAGAAGTATGAGCGAGATAATTGGAAAAGAGTACCTGATGCTAAACGCAGGTACTATGATGCTCTTCAGAGGCATCTTTGGGCTTGGAAAAAAGGTGAGATAATCGATCCTGAATCTGGCAAACATCACTTGGCACATGCACAATGTTGCCTCATGTTTCTGTATGAACATGATACAATGTATTCTTTAGATACAAAATAAATTTTTGGAGTTATATTATGAAATTATCAACTGAAACAATTTCAGTCTTAAAGAACTTCGGTGCCATTAATCAAGGCATCATGTTCAAAAAAGGCAAGACATTGAAAACAGTTTCTTCACACAAGAACATTCTTGCTGAAGTTACAATCAAAGAAGATATTCCCGCAGAGTTTGGTGTTTATGACCTAAACAATTTTCTGTCGGTCGTATCTTTACACAAAGACGATCCATCATTTGAATTTGATGAAAAACATGTTGTTATCTGTGGCAACAAAGGTCGTAGTAAAATCAAGTATCGCTTTTGCGAACCTACTATGATTGTTACACCACCAGAGAAAGCAATCACAATGCCTGATCCTGAAATTAATTTTGCTTTGACAGCAGAAGATTTTGATTGGATTCTTCGTGCTGCTTCTGTTCTTTCTTCACCACAAATTGCAATTGAATCTGATGGCAAGAAAGTTTCAATCATCACATTGGATTTGGCGAATGATTCTGCACACACCGATTCACTTGACTTGACTGATGGTGATGGCAGTAAGTATCGTATGGTTTTCAAAACAGAAAACTTGACCAAGATTCTACCTGGTGCATATGATGTGAAAATATCTTCTAAAGGTGTTTCACACTTTCAACACAAAACTACACCACTTCAATACTGGATTACAACCGAGTCTGGTTCTAAGTTTGAAAAGGCTTAATCATGCAAACAGTTGATTATGAAAGTTATGATATCACAAAAGAACAATACATTGCTGTATTAGAGATGGAGAGAGGTCTTCTTTTGCGAAATTATTTCAAACCCCAAAATGAAGGCACTGGTCATTTCAATACTGCGGCTAGTGTATTGAAGCATCGTATTGAGGAACTTAAAAATGGAACAGAGGCGTAATTTTCTAAGAGGTGCAGGCATCATTGGTGCCTTTGCTGTTGGTGCTGCCTCTTACAGGCAGGTGAAAGAAATGGCTAATGAACACAAAGACATTAGCCATCTTGCACCACCAAAAGAAGCAACATCAATTCAGTTTACAGGTGCATATGGTGAGAAACCTAAAGCACCAGAACCAACTATGGGTCAACATGTAATGTATGTCAATGGTTGGAATGAACAAGTTACTCACCGAGTTTCTATGACTGTCGGCAAAGACAATCGTTTATGGATGAAAATCGGTGATGAATGGCACAGAGTTGCTATTGAAACTTAATGTGAATTTTTTTATTATGAAAGTGGTATATGGAACATTTATTATGGACAGAAAAATATAGACCACAAACAATTGAAGATTGTATTCTACCTGAACGGTTGAAACATCCATTCCAGGAATATGTTAATCAACAGAATATTCCCAATCTATTGTTAAGTGGTGGTGCAGGCGTTGGCAAGACTACAGTTGCCAAGGCTATGTGTAATGAAATCGGATGTGACTTCATAGTTATTAACGGTTCTGATGAATCTGGTATCGATACATTTCGTACCAAGATTAAAAACTATGCTTCATCTATGTCGTTATCTGGTGGTCGTAAGGTCATCATTATTGATGAAGCAGACTATCTAAATCCAAACTCTACTCAACCTGCTTTGCGTAATGCAATTGAAGAATTTGCAGTTAACTGTTCATTCATATTTACTTGTAATTACAAAACTCGTATCATTGAACCATTGCACTCTCGTTGTGCAGTTATTGACTTTGCATTAAAGAACGGTGAGAAAGCCAAGATGGCTACTGGGTTCTTTAAGAGAATTCAAACGATTCTGCAAAGTGAAAAAGTTGAGTATGATGACAAGGTAATTGTAGAATTAATTAAGAAACATTTTCCAGACAATCGCCGTATTCTAAATGAACTACAACGATACTCACAGTTTGGTAAAATTGATATTGGTGTTCTTGCACAGATTGGTAATGTTCAGATAAGTGAGATTACTAAACATATCAAAGATAAAGACTTTACTGCAATTCGTAAGTGGGTTGCATCTACTGACTTAGATACCAATACAATGTTCCGTCAGTTGTATGATTCTTTATATGATGTTATGAAGCCACAATCTATTCCACAAGCAGTTGTGATTATTGCTGACTATCAATACAAGAACGCATTTGTTGCTGATACTGAAATCAACCTTGTCGCATGTTTGACCGAACTCATGGTTGAATGTGAGTTTCTATGATATTAGATTTATTTCGACCAACCTTTCAATGGATTAAAGATGACTGGACTTCTAATCGCTCTCGTTTTGTTATTGAGTTGTTCGCTTGGGCTATTTCTATTGGTTGCAGTATTACTATGGCAGCCACAGTCCCAAACCCTCCCCTTTTGGTTCTTTATCCTGTGT